CCCAAGCGGTCAGCCTCGGAACGCTTCAAGCAGGTCGTGTTGACCATGCGGTAGCGGCGTGTGCTCTTACCCTTGATGGCGTGCTTGGGGTTGTCGAGGATGCTCTGCTCTTCTGCCGCGCAGTACTCACGCGCTTGCTTGTCCACTGATGGATGACGACCAGCGATACGGCGAATGAAGTCCACGTTGGTGCTGGAGTTGATGAGCATGAGGAACTTGCCCAAGGTCATCGCAGTGAACGCACGCGAGTCGATGTGTACATGCATACCGCACGACTCTTTGTCCCAGGCAGAGAAGTCTGATGGAATACCCTCGCCAAACCATTCACCGAAGCGCTTGATGTGCTCGTCGAGTTTGCGTGGTGCAGACACGACCTCGAAGCCGCCGCGAGGCAGCGAACCATCGGACTTGCATACGCAGTAGTCTTCGCCCAGTGCGCCGCGCACAAGCTCGACTGCGCTGCCAACAGACCCATCTGTCGCCATCTCCAGCTCGACACCCATGAGGAAGTCACCGAACGGAGACGGCGTGAAGCTCGTGTCCCTTGCCACAAAGTCTGTGACCACAGTCATGTAGCTCATCAGACGATTGGGTTCCTCTTCAGCGTGGTAGTCGTCACCGTCGTCATAGTCGCTCTCTGCCAACTCTTCGTCGCGGTCGTACGAGTAGTACGCTTGCTCACGCTCAGACCACATAGCGTCATCGCTGACCCAGTACTCTTCCTCGTCTTCGACCCATACTGCGCGGTCATCTCGGCACGACTCACACCATGTACGCATACGCCCGTTCTCACGCACCGAAACTGTCTCATGTGCGTGCACTACGTGTTCGCAGTAGGCCATCTCCAGGTTGGTCATGACACCGGCATTGCTTAGCGCTGACTCAATAGACGGGAACGCTGCAATCATGCGATCCATCAGGTGGCCGTTGCTGTGGTCTGCAAACCAGCTATCGAACTCATCCGCATCCTGATCTTTGATTGCCTCGCGCACCTTGCGGCCAAGCTCGGTGTAGTGGCTACGCATACGCATGAATTGCGACTGGTCAATGCGTATGCCTTTGTAGTACGCCGTGGTTTCCCGTGCACGATCTAGCCCCAGCTTGATGCGTGCGTTGCGTCTGATGCGATCTACCCGTGCGTTAATCAGCGCGGACTTGCGTCCGTAGAACGGAGAGTCCAGCAAGCCAAGCAATCTTTGTTGCAACGCGTAGCCCTCGTAGTTGAACCATGCACGCTCAGCCCCAGTCAGCGGCTCCACGACATATGACGCCTCGTCAAACGCAACGCTCCATGTGTTGTTGTCGATCATGTACTGCATAGCCTCGTCTAGGCTGGTGAGTGACAAGACTGAATGCACATCAGAGTGCGAGCGACTGAGCCACGGGGACTCAATGCCTGCACTGCGCGTTGCTTCAACGAAGCAAATGTCTCGGACATTGAACAGGCAGGGGTTGGATACGCCCTTGATGGCAAGCCACACACGAGTGTTGAAAGCTTCGGCTACAAACACATGGCGGTGCTTGATGCGGTTGACGTTTGTTGCGTCAAGATCGTTGTTAACGAAAGTAAATGTTGCGTGATACATTCTCATTTGATTCTCCAGTTATGGTTGTGTGCCTGTGACCGACAGGCGGCGGTTTGTGGGACATGGTGTCCCACGGACTTCAGATGTAATCAATTCCTGAACCTTTGCGTTTGCTTCCTTTCTCTTTGATGTAGTCGTTAATCAAGCCATGGATTTGGAAGCCCATGCCAAATGCGCCGATGAAGAACCCAATACCCACCAAGGGGAACGCGCCTTGCTCAAGCATGATGTTGTAGCTGAACGCAATCAAGTGATACAGCACAGTGAATAAAAAGATGTGGCTTACAACGAACAGTGCTCTCATGACAATTCCCTTTCAAGTTGATTCAAGATACACATAGCAATGTCTTGCTGGTTCAGCACCAGTGCGCCCTGCACTTGGATCACCAAGTCGAGCAGCTCTAGTCGTTCGGCGTCAGCCAGGGCTGACTGATCGTCTTCTTTGTCGAGTCGGTCTTGGTACGAGTCCATGACTGCGTAGTGGTGTGCGTCTAGTCCTTTCATTTCAACTCCTCTCCAAGCTTGTATGACACATAGCACCGCATAGCGGCGATCAAGGGCGTAGGGGCGTTTACGTCACGCCTGCCGGGTAGATGGGCTACCCAGTCCTCCCCCGCGCCTTCAACGTCTGAATTTATACAAATGCCCTCTCGCTCAATGATCGGGCCACCTTGGCCCCAGTCTGTCGAGTAACAGGGTAACCCGTTGCCATCATCTGGCGCACCTAATGCATGGGCTACAGCCCGGTCAAGGTCAACCCCTGATAGTTCACTTGTCTTGATCTTCATGTTGTCTCTCTTTGTGTTGCTTCGTTAAACATCTTGTGTGCTAGGTTCAGTGCCATCGTGGCTACCAACATGGCGATGGCTTTCTCTGACCCGCTGAATCTCTCGCAGTACTCCATCAAGTCCTCGAGTGAATCGGGCGTGGCCACAAAGCCTGTCTTTGGTATCGGGTTCTTCATTGCACTTCCTCCATATGAAACTCTTCTTCAACACGAGACGACACGACATTTATCGAGGCGTGCTCACCAATGATCGGCTTGCCCTCCGCGAACACATAGTCCACGGGTTGTTTGCGCTCGTACATCTCTGCGAGTACCGCATCGCACATAGAGTCAGACAACCCCTTGGGCATAACCAGCGCGAACCAGTCGAATGGTTCAGCGTTGTACCCATATGGGGCAAAGGGGTTCTTGGCGTATCCGTAGATACGCAGGACTGTTACTTTCATTTGCTTTCTCCTTGGTTAAAGTGTGCAGAACCAGCGTGCCCTGCCAATTCGTGCGGTGCGAAGCTTCAGCTTTTTGGTCTGCCTGATGTAGCTGTTGAACATCTTCACAAGCACAGACTCCCCTGCGCCTGTTTTGGTGGGGCGCATCACATCGGACTCGATGATGACAAAGCCCTTCTCCATCATGATGCGGTGCATGGCCTCCCAGTCGTAAACGACTATCGTCCGTGTGGGTATCGGCGTTGCTGTTGCAGTGAATGCTTCGTCTGGCAATTCTGCGTATTTCATGTCATCACCTCTTTCTCTTGTATCCACCAAAAAGTTTCGGGGTACTTCTTCTCCACCCCGCGCAAAAAAGCCTCGGCTTTGACTTTGTCGTCAAACACCGAGTCGATGTGTTCACCATCTGTGTTGCTGAAAAACAATATCCATACACACTTCATCACAATCTCCTCCAGGCTATGGTGAAAGCTGTGCGCGGCGTAGCCCAATGCCGAGTACAGCGTGGTGGGACACCATGTCCCACCGGTGAATGTTCCCTATACCCCCAGTAGCCCATGCCAGGTTGCTGGCACAGGTTCGCCCTGGGGTAGCCGCTTGATGGTGTCAAGCGCTTGACTTATTTGCTTGGTGAGGGCTTCGTCCCCCTCGGACTGTGCCCGCCCCAGGTCTTTGAGGGTGCGCCTGAGTAAGCGGTCTTTCTGCTTGCCGTGCAGGATGTCAGGCACTGTCCGCACAAAGGGTCGCTTGCGTTTCGCCTTGGGTGTGTGCGGCACAGCATCGAACAAGGCAACGACCCTGGCTTTTATATGCTGCGGCACATAGTCCGCCCAGTGATGGCGCTCGGGGTGTAGCTGCAAGGGCGTCTGATTATGTTCACGGCGCATGAGTGTGAGCCGTTCAGTTAGCGTGTCGAGTACCGCCAGATACGCTTGCAGGGCAGTCGTGCGCTCGGCACTGCCCCCCTTGTAGCGCATGACAGAGCGCACAATCTTGCGCTCATGTGTGAGAGGGGCGACCAACTCACCCCATTGCAAGTCCATCTGCGCTCGGTGCGCTCGGTCTGCGCGGCGCTTTGCCTTCTGCTCTGCGATGATTATCTTCACCTGTTCTATCTCAGAGGGGTGCAAGCCCTTGGTTACGAGAGCGTTGTGTATCTGCTTCTCGCCCATTGCGAGATACTTTGCGTAACGATATGCCATGATTATTCCCTTTCGTGGGACACGCTGTCCCACCGCTGTTAAAAACTATCCATGATTGCCCCGAATGGGACGAGTTAGTGCCAGTGAAATGTGCTTGATACACATAGGTATTCTACGCTACTGGGTTTCATATATATCTGTTTTGGAAAGAGGCATTACCCTTGACAGATTGTCAAGCGGGGTCAAAACAGCGGGACTTTGCAAGATGATAAACCCCGCAATTCTGAACGCGCACGAGTACACATCTCTATATCTATATCTATATAGATATATATATATATGAGGGACAGTAGTACGCCAAGCTGTATATGAATCAACCACTTACGAGTGTCTCACGCTCGTCCTACTGCGTGCAATCTTGGATAGCTATTTTTGTGCTTATTTTTTAGGCAGTTTCTGCACCAAGTTGGTGCGGAATGGGTACCCCGATGGATTCGAGGTAGCTGGCGCAGACTTCTGCGCTGGTGTGAAGGCGTGCTTCACGCCCCACGCAGGTCTCCCACATCTGCACCTCGCGCCAGCGTTTGCCGCTCCGCTCAAGGCAAGGGATGTAGGACTTGACGACCACGCCATTGATGGTCAGATTGGTGTGCTTTTTCATGATGGTTCTCCAATGGTGGAACAGGGTGTTCCACGGGGTTCGGACAGGATTGTCCCCACAGCACACCCTTGTGGGATGCGCTGTAAGAATTGCCTACCTTTATGCCCAATAGTGTTGGTCGTTGCGTGCTTCACGGCGAGTGGAATATACAAAAGGCATGGTTTCCCATTGCCCACAAACACGGCGTTGTACTTGCCATAACCCAAAGATACGCTCGACTCTAGTTTTGTAGCGGAAATAAAACATGATTGACTTTCAAAGTTATGCAGGTTGGACAGGAAAAGAAACAGCGGCATGGTTAGCCGCTGTCGGGGGAACGAAAAAGCCGTGGGACAGCGTGTCCCACCAATCAAGCCAAGGACTTCAACAGGGCGACAGCGGCACGAACCTGGGCGGCTCTGTCCTTGCCCTCGAAGTTGCTCAAGAAGCCCATGCCCAGCTCACGAGCTTCACGGGTAATGCGCCCATGTGACTGCGGTGTGCGGGGCTTCTTGGCTTTGAACCACACCATGACATTGCGGCTCCACGACTTGCGGGCCGCATCGTTGCGGCTCTCTCGTGTGGATTCCTCACCCCAATAGAACACGGCATCCCCTGCCTTTGTCCATGTGACATTGCACACCTTGGTGACTACCTTCTTTTCATTGCGGACAGAATACTTGTCGGCGTGCACAGCGGCAAGAGCCGCCAACAGCGTGGGACATGGTGTCCCACCAAGCGACTTTGCCGCATCCCGCATGACATGGGCATACGATGTGCCCGCATCAAGGAAACCAGAATAGGATGCGACAACCTTAGCGATTTGCGTTTGATTCATGATTACTTCTCCAGATGACAATGCCCCGCAAAGTGGCGGGGCGACACAGCGGCTGAGTTCCCCCAACCGATGTCTCTATTGTATGGAAGGGGGTAAACGATAGGTGTCATTTCGCTTTTCGCAAACCAAAAACCGAAACCTTTAGACCCCACCATACCCCCACCAACCCATATTGGCAGCACGGCGGCTACTTGCTATGAACACTGTTTCTCTGGCGCAAATCAATCTTTTGTAATACTTAACCACTACCCCCATAAATTTTTTAAAAAATTCTACAAAACACTTGTCCAACGATTGACAGTTGGTATACTGGCCGTGTTGGTGATGCAAGGCAGTTAACTGAAGTGAGAGAGCCCAGTCGTTAGATTCTGCATGCGCCCGGAGCCACTCAGGGCCACCAACACCCCCCAAAACGAAAAAGTCCCCTGACCGTTGCCAGTCAGGGGATGAAGAGGGGGATAATCACAAACCCCCGGAGGAGAAGCAAATGAGCATTTTTGCTTGCTGGCCACAGGCCAACTGGCAACTGCTTGCACACTTACCGGGATTGAGTGTACATTAGCCCAATCGCAGGTTCAAGGGCTTATGCGCGTATGCTGGATCACTTAATAGATTTCTCTCCCGAGGTGAGTACTCACCAAGGGAAGACTGTCGCCGTAAACAAACTGTCCCCGGCAGATTTGGTGGACGCCAAGGTAAAGACTGCCGACTGGCTCAAGGGTCTTGGGGCGGTTGATACCGACGAAGCGGTGGCACAGGCAGAGATTGACGCAGCCAGGGCGTCTTTTACCGGGATGATTACTGCGGTCCCAGCCGAGATCACCCACAAACACTTGTCACAGATAAAAACCCCAGCAGCGGTTCAGCATCTGGTTGGGATGTTGTCTGCATACGACTGGGAGTTTGTGGAACGCGCCAAAGAGATTCGCGGCTACACCGTGGCCAAGCTGTTGGAAGAAGCAGAGAACCCCAACGCCAACATCCGCCTGAAGGCGCTTGGCCTTTTGGGAAAAATCACGGAAGTGGGCCTGTTCACCGACAAGATTGAGGTCAAGAAGGAGTCTTTGAGCGACGATGAGATCGACCAGAAGATCAAAGACAAGCTCAACAGGTTCATGGGTGTCACCGACGCCGCTTTGGTTGAAGACATAGAAGTTAGTACTCACACACCTACGGCTGATGAAGCTCAACGACCTGACGCTCTCCCCAACTGAGATCGCCGCCATCCAAAAGGCGCTCCCAACGCTCTCTATCAAGGAGAAAATGGAGCTTTTTGACATGCTGGAGGAGCGCGAGAAGCGCTACGGGGTGGCAGCAGCCCGCCAGGACATGATTTCCTTTGCCAAACGGGTCTATCCGGGGTTCAAAGTGGGCCCACACCACAGGAAACTGGCCAAAATCTTCACCGATGTGATTGAAGGGCGCAAAAACCGGGTCATCATCAACATCGCACCCCGTATGGGCAAGTCAGAATTCAGTTCTTACCTGTTTCCCGCCTACTTTCTAGGTAAATACCCTGATAAGAAGATCATCATGGGTACGCACACCGCGTCTTTGTCCGAAGACTTTGGCCGCAAGGTACGCAATTTGATCGACAGCGAGGACTACCGTGAGCTTTTTCCACAAACACTTGTTGCCGATGACCAAAAAGCTGCTGGAAAATGGGGTACTAGCGCTGGCGGTCAGTACTACGCTGCTGGTGTCGGCGGTGCTCTGGCTGGTCGGGGTGCCGATCTGTTTGTTGTGGACGATCCTCACTCGGAACAAGACGTCAAAGCCAACAGTCGTCTAGCGTTTGACACGGCGTGGAGTTGGTTCCAGACGGGCCCACTTCAGCGCTTGATGCCAGGGGGCGGAATCATTGTGGTGATGACCCGCTGGGGCAAACTGGACCTGACCGGGCGGCTGATTGACTACCAGACCAAGAACCCCAACTCACCCGCATGGGAGATCGTAGAGCTGCCTGCCATACTGAACGAAGGCACGGACGACGAGAAGTCCTTGTGGCCAGAGCAGTGGCCCCTGGCGGCGTTGAAGTCGGCCAAGGCGTCAATCGACCCCCAGTACTGGAACGCGCAGTACATGCAGCAGCCCACCAGCGACAACGCGGCCATCATCTCCAGAAAGAACTGGCGCATCTGGGAGGGTGAAGAGCCGCCCACTTGCGAGTACATCATCCAGTCCTGGGACACTGCCTTTGAAGCCAAGACCAGCGCTGACTATTCCGCTTGCACGACCTGGGGCGTGTTCTACAACGAGGAAGAGAACGATGCCGCGCAGGTCATACTGCTGGATGCATTCAAGGACAGGATGCAGTTCCCCGAGTTGAAGGCCACCGCGCTCAAGCACTACAAGGAGTGGGAGCCTGATGCGTTCATCGTGGAGAAAAAAGCCGCAGGAGCGCCGCTGATACAAGAGCTGCGCAGGATGGGCATACCAGTGCAAGAGACCAACCCCTCCAGGGGCAACGACAAGATCGTACGTCTGAACGCGGTTGCAGACCTGTTCAGTTCAGGTACAGTCTGGGCACCAGACACACGCTGGGCCAGGGAGGTCATCGAGGAGGTGGCGTCCTTCCCCAATGGCGAGAACGATGACTACGTGGACACGACCTCCCAGGCGTTGCTGCGGTTCAGACAGGGCGGGTTCATCAGTTTGAACACCGACGAGAAAGACGACCCCATCTACTTCCGCCGTAAGGCGGCGTATTACTAAGGACAGACATGGCGACCAACATTGACAAAGCGCTTTACCAACAGCCCCAGGGCATTGACGAGTTGGGGGAGCAAGAGGAGCCGCTGGAGATCGAGATCATTGACCCCGAGGAAGTGAACATTGAAGGTCCGGGCTTTGCGATGTCCATTCGCCCAGGCGACGAAGAAGACGACACGTTCAATGAGAACTTGGCCGAGGAGATGGACCAGTCTGCCGTGGACACCCTGGCCGGGGACTTGTGTAAAGACATCGAGAACGACAAGAACTCCCGCAAGGACTGGGAGAAAGCCTACACAGAAGGGCTGAAACTGTTGGGACTCCAGTACGAGGAGCGCACGGAACCTTGGAACGGCGCGTCTGGCGTGTTCCACCCAATGATTACCGAAGCGGTTGTGCGCTTCCAGTCTGAGACGATCACGGAGACCTTCCCCGCGCAAGGCCCGGTGCGTACCAAAATCCTGGGCAAGCAGACCCCACAGAAGCAAGAAGCCGCTGTTCGCGTTGAGTTCGACATGAACTACGAGTTGACAGAGGTGATGCGGGAATTCAGGCCCGAGCATGAGCGCATGCTGTGGAGCCTGCCAGCCACTGGCAGCGCGTTCAAAAAGGTGTACTACGACCCAAGCCTGGGGCGTCAGGTGTCGATGTTCATCCCCGCTGAAGACATCATCCTGCCCTACGGGGCCACGGACTTGGACACTTGCTACCGCGTCACCCATGTGATGCGCAAGACCAAGAACGAGATTGTGAAGCTCCAGAAAGCTGGGTTCTACCGGGACATTGAGTTGCCCGATGCATCCAGGGAGCAGACCAA